GTAGTAGGCGTAGGCATTGAGAATTTGTTAGCAGCTATTTTTGTTAAATAGTCTGTTCGTAGAAAATACTCTAATACCTCTGCGATAGGTTGCTCCATATCTGCATAATCAACACCTGACATTCTTGCATTCTCAGCATTTATAACCTTGTTATAGCTGCTGAAATATTCTTCATAAATCTCAATTTGAGCATTTTGTGAATACAAGTTAAAGTCAGAAGGAGATATATATCCGTAGTTGTTCTTATTCAACACAGACAATACCGTATTTCTTACTGAGTTTATCATTAGTTCTTTTTTTACAAATATACATAAAAAAAAAGAGGGCACAATAAGTGCCCCCTCTTTCTAATCATCAATCAATAATCAGTATCTACTAACCTAAAGTTGCTTCTAACATCTTTAGAGAGTCTATACCTTCATCGCTCTGTAAGTAGTGGGCGACCATCTCGTAAGGGTCTTCTCCAAACGGAACTGACAACATCTTCTTTTTATTGGTGGCGGTATTAAACCATACCTCTTTCTCACCATTTCTTAATATTAATAACTTATTCTCAAAGAATGTACGAACCTTAGCCTGAAACTTTAATTCAGGGTCATTCAATATGTTCAAGAACTCTCTTGGGTCTCTTTTAGCAAATACCAATATATCACGCTTTAACTCAGCAGTAGATACGGTAGATGGGTCCTTACCAAACATTACTCTTGTAAGAGTTTCAATTTGGTCAAGGCTCAATTGTTTAGCCTCAACTAAAGCCTGAATCTCTAAGTCCAAATCTTCAACCTCTGCTGCTGCATCTTTCTCTTTATCTACCTCTACAAAAATGTTGCCATTTAAAGGATGGTAGTGTAAAAACTGCTGTAGTACAGGGTTTGTTCTTGGGACTCTTAAAAAGCCATCTTCAAAAATGATAGGCTCAATAATGAAGTTTCCGTCTTGTTCGTCCTCAAATGGGGACTTTTGGTTTGTGCAATATCTTAATGCACGATTTTGGTTGTTCTTCTCGTCAAACCACATTAGTGGGAATCGAGGGTGATTTCTTGACGCTAACGTGTAAGATAGCGGGTTTCCTATTTTCAACTTATAGACCTTGTCTATAGATGTTATACTTTTTGCCATTTTGTGTTTAATTTAATTTGATTTAATTTTTAAAAAAGGAGAGTGTCTTTGAAGACACCCTCCCTGTAATTTTCTTCCTTTATTATCCGTAACGGAATAAAACGAAGTTGTTAGCACCCAAGGTACATACGCAACGCTCAGAAAGGAAGTTAACCTCCATTGCATCCAAGTCGCTTGTAGCAGCACCACCGGCAGAACCTGTAATCCAAGTCTTGTATCTGCGGTCTTCAGCTTCAGAAGCACGGTAACGAACGTGTAAGAAAGGACGCTTAGCGTTCTTGCCCATAATTTGGTCGTACACTGAAGTAGAACCTGCAGGAACCATTAAACCTGTAATAGTACCGGTTGCAGTTGCAGCAGCACTACTTAAACCACCACGCATTGTTGGGTCATTTAAGTATTTCCAATCAGACTTGTAGAAGTCGTAACCTCTACGGAATCCTGTGAAACCTAAATTTAACGCCATATCAACATCGTTATCGAAAAGACCATAAGAAGCAGATTGAGCGGCACTACCTGCGGTATAACCATTCAATTGAGCCAACATATTGTCAATATCGAAACTTAAACCACGATTTACGAATATTACGTTCTCTTCGATAGCACCTTGCTTATCTAAACGAGAAACGATAGAATCCCAATCAGATAAAGTTGTTGGAGTACCACCACCCCAAACGTTACCACGGTTGTTTACAACGTAGAAAATACCTTGAGAACCAATGTATCCTGCAGTTGCAGCACCTGAAGCAGATGCAGCGGGAACCGCTTCAATCATTGCAGTCTCTAAGTAATCTTCAAAACGTAAACGAGTCTCGTGCTCTGATTTCAAATACCACAAGTATCCTGTAGCACCGTTCTCAGTAGTAACTTCAACCCAACCGATTTGAGCCATATCTGAACCATTAACCGCATACTTATCTTTAATGATAATAGGGTTGTTGCTGTAAATATCATCTTCAGACTCTAAAGAACCAACCATTCCGTTAGTACCTTTTTTGAACTCAGAACCGTAAATGAATACAGTACATTGAGTAGAAACTGCGAATGCTTGACCTGCAGTCTCATAGTAAGCTACTGTGAAAGTAGTTGCTGAAGGAACTGCTGTAACGATAGCCTTGTTGAAAACTCCTGATGAATTGTTTTGAATCATCAAAGTTTGTCCAACACGGATAGCGATGTAAGTCACACCACTATCAGCTACAGTGAAAGTCGCTGTTGAAGCTGCTGCCGCTGCTGCTGAAGTACAGTTTGTGTACTTAATGTGTAAACGTCCTTGCTCTGCCCATTTGATTTGGTCAGAATTAGACGGCATCTCTGCTCCTACCATACGTAAGAAAGATGCGATTGTTCTATTACCATAACGCTCAAATTCTTTTTCATAAGTATCAGGAAGATACTGATTCAAGAAATCAAAGTTGGTAATGTAGTTTGTTTGTAACGCTACCTGTTCTGCAGAGGGCTGCAGGGCGAAGGTAGGGGAACTTAAAAGTGCACTTGCCATTTTTTTAAAATTTTAATTGTTTATATTCTTTTTATACTGCGTATTTTCAGGTTTCGTCCTGAATCAGGGTTTAACGCTTTCACCTGCATTCCATCAGTTGATTTACCAACTTCGGGGGCTTTTCTGTCTGACATATTGATGTTCTTGATTTTACGAGTAACATCGTCAGTAGCATCAGCCATTCCTTGTTCATAAAAAAACTTAGCAAATTTGTCAGGATGCATTGCTATAGACAACGACCTATGATAACCTGATGCGTCTTTCATCAAACCTTGCTCATCTAAGAACTTGTTAATAAAGTTCTGTGGTGTAGCTTGGTTCTTTTTCAACTCATTGGCGTCTCCCGGAGCAAACGTGAACTTCTTGTCATTAACATTGAACTCAAAACCTTTGAACTCTCCGCTAAAAACATCATTCGTCTTTTGGTCAAACCATTGACGCTTACGATTGTTCTCCTCTTCTATGGTCTTTGCCTGTTGGGTATATTGCTTATAGCTTTCGTACACTTCTTTTTCTTCATTGGGAACAAATGCCATTCTTGACTCAAGGGGCATTTTATATTGTTCCTTTTGGGAATTAAAGTATTTCTTGGCTTCAGCAAGAACTTTCTTTTTTGCGATTTTTGCCTTTTTAACGGTTGATTCATCGTCTAACTCAGCGTCAAACTTGTACTCATCCATTAACGTCTCAATGTCATCACTATCAAGACCTTCCTGTGTGGAAGAAAGGTATTCTTTAAGCAATTGGTCAGGGTCCATTGTTTCAAAGTCCTTTCCCAATTTGACAAAGTCTTCAAACCCACGTCCTGTGGCTTGCTTATATTTCATAAAAGCAGCTACATCTTCAGGTAATTGCTCAGCTTCTTTACGCTCAGCTACCAATTCATCCAATGAATTAATCTGCTTATTATATCTCTTACCAATATATGAAAGAACATCTTCATCCTTTAAATCAACTCCTGCAGGTATTGGGTCTATTATAACCTCTTTATCTGCTTCATTGTTTTCTTGATTTAACGACTCTTCGTGTTTATCAAGTAACTTCTGTTCCACTTCTTGAACACTCTTAGGTTCAAGCATTTCTACGGCTCTAACTTTATATTCCATTTGATTTGATTTTATTTATACAAAAATAGATAAAAATTTTGACATTTTTATCGAGGTTCAAATTCAGCTAAGTCAAAGCCATCCAAGCTATCCTCATTTGACTCAAAATTCATTGGAGGCAAATTGTTCTTTCTTTGATTAATTAACTTAGATTGCTCGGTATTTTGTTGACTAATTCTTTTAGATTTTGAATCCTCTTTCATTTGCTCTCTTTGAGTCAAAGTACCTACTTCAACACCGTGTAACTGCATACTATATTGGAACTCTTCACGCATTAGGTAAGATTTCATCTCAGCCTCTTTCTCCATCTTCTGAATATCAAATGCTACCTCTGCTTGTTTAATCTGCATTTTAGACCTTGTTTCTAAATCAATCTTCTGCATTGCAACTTGACCTGCCATCTCTTGAGACTTCAATTGTTGCTGAGCCATCATTGCTTGCTTCTGCATTTCGTTCCTTTCTAAACGCTCTTGAGTCTTAATACGCTTCATCTTAAGTAATTGATTAGCAAGTTTAATGTTGCGAATCTCACGTATGTCAATTGCATCCTCAAGGTTAATATCACCTTTAGATAATGCCATTTGGATATTACCTTCAAGTTGTGCTTTTTGCTCTTCATCAGGTGAGACCTCAATAAATATACCAAAGTCATAAATATAAAGGTCTTTTATCTCCTCTAATATAGATACATTGTACTTACCAATTTGATTAGCAAACTCGTCTTTAAAATCAGAGTATTGTAAAATATCTGCAACTCTATAAGTTAAAGCCTCTGCTAATGAACGATAAACATACAAAGAACCATCAAGGATATGTCTTGTAGCTGTATTAGAGTTTAATGCAGCTAACTTTTGTAGACCAACTAATGAGTTAGGGTCAGGGTTAGAACCGTCTCTTGCTTCGTTAAGACCGGTCACAGACCTAATCATATCAATGTAGTGGTTCATATTAGTAATCAACATCTGCGTTTTAGCAGAGCCTGAGTTAGATGTTAATTGAGTAATAGGGACTCTTGCATTATTAAAGTCTCCATCTTGGGTATAACTTCTACCAATTACACTACCTGTTTGGAAGTATAATCTTAAAGCGTCCTCAGGATTGTATGCATTGCCTGTCCCTAAGTCAATTTCGTTTAGACCATCAGCATCAATAAAGACACCATCCGGCACAGTACGAGCAATAACTTGTTGTAATTTTAAATGTGTAATTTGAATCAAGTCAGCAAATGGTATCATCCTTCTGCATAATGATTCAATGACTCCTTTGTACATACGTGGAGCACACGCTACGTAATTTGGTAATGCGTGCTGAGACGCTGACTTAGGACGAACCATATTCTCAGATAATTTCCACTGCAAAATAATATTGGTACCCATTACCATAATACCTTCATACCAAACATCAATTGTTTTATCAATCTTCTCAAAGTTACCCTCTTCCATCATCTCTGTTGGAGGATTAAAAGTTTCATCTTTCTCAATAACACGAGAACCACCGCCTTCAAGTTTTTTCTTTTTATAAACTACCTTCTTAGTGGTTTTATAATTGAAATACATTAAAGTACAAGTATCACGGGCAAACATACTATTTTCATAGAATTGTGCTACGTTGTAATAATCGTACCAAGATTGGCTATATTGTGTAATCTCTTGTAAATCTTCTCTTGTTAAAGATTGGTCAATCTTCATTAACTCTAATACAGGAAGTGTTTTAATTTCTCCCCAATAGAAACAATCTTTAAAGAATGGGTCTTCTGTATAACTATAAACAATATTAGCAGGGTCAACGTATGAAATTTGAACTCCTGTACCTTGTAAAAATTCGTGCTTTGCAACCTCAATACCAATTACTGCTGCGTCATAATCAAGTCTTTTTCTTAAATCGTCATAATGATTCTCATCAAAAATAGTATTGATTGCTTCTTCTTCTGCAATCTCAATAGCAGGCTTAAAGTTAAGCTGCATATACAATGACAATTCTTCATCTGTTTCAGGAAGTTGCTCAGGGTCCATCATAAATGTATCAACACCTGTCTTGTCTTTTATGGTTGTCAAAATATCTTTTGATACCATTTGTGACTCAATCATATCTTGATACTTACTTCTTTTAGCTTGAGACATTGCATCTTGTGCATACGCCTTAACTTTAAAAAGCCTATCAGACATTCCATTAACAACAATGTCAACAAACTTTGGAATAATAGGAACGGGAGTCCAATCTAAATTTAGATAAGACAAATCTCCGTCAATAGCCAATTCGTTTTTGTATTTACCAATTGGTTGTTCACCTCTTGCATATAGTCTTAGTCTACGAAAATCTCTCCATTGACTATAGTACCTACAAGAGGTTCCATCTTTTCTAAACCACTCATACTGTATAGCTTGCCCTATTTGTAAGCCAAAAGAATCTGATGCTTTTTCGGCATCAGTTGCCATCTGACTTGGGAATGATACAGCGTTTATTGCTATTGCTAAATTTTTCATCTAATCAATTGACTTGTTGTTCCTTCGTTTTTATACTTAGCGAAGTTAATAATTAATTTTGATTCTTTTTTCTCCGGCATATATAAGTGCTTCTGATTAGCCATAATACATAATCCTGAACTAATAGAAGCATCAAATTTTGTTCTGTCGTTTATATCAAACCTTGCCCAATCTTCAAGAGTTCTTGTAAATGGCATTGTGCCCATCTCTTCAGGGTCTCTGTATTTTGCTTCCAAATCTAATCCTACAAATTTCTCAATGTAAGACTCAATTGCGGAAGCGTGTGCCTGCTTTACATCTTCTGATGAGTTTGGGATACCACCCAACTCTTTTTCAGTTTTTGTTAACTTAGCCATTTGCTTATCCGGTCTATTAATAGAGAAACCCCTGTATCCTCTATTTTTTATATGGTATAAAAGTCTTGGCTTGTTATTTTCCACTAAGATAGGCATTCCGTAGAATATGCACGCCATTAACACTTCTTCAAAAAATATTTCTGCTGTTTGTGGACGAGCAATATATTCTAAAAAGAATTGATTAACAGGAGCATCGTCCATATGAAACTTAGTCATACCGTGCAGTGCACCATTAGAACCACGTCCACCAACTACGGCTGAGATGTCATAAGAGTCACAACCAAATGAGCCAAGATGCTCATTGCCGGGGTATTTAATTCCATTGCGTATGTGAATATTATTCTGCATATGC